CAGCGCCTGAGCTGATCCACCCATAAACATCAAAGCCTTCGCTGGTGTAATTGGCAGCGGTGACATATCTATTCTGCGAACTTATCTTAGTAGGAGAAACCAAGAATGGAGCGGTTTTGAAAGGGTAAGAAAAACTAACATGGCCTGAGGTAGAATTAATGGTACCTGCACCCCACTGAATTATCAGACCAGAAGGTAGCTTCTGATAGCCCCGTTCGCCAACTAATGCCTCAAACTGCTTGTCCGTGTCTTCCTTGCTGTAAGCGCCCACATCAGCAGCCGTTGGCTTGTTAGCTGTGCCGTATAGAGTATTAACCTTTGGTGAGTCTTTGTTCCCGTCAGTAAAACCAGCGGCAATTACATTACCAGTAAATGGGTTGATCGTAATCATACAGTTGGCATCCCCAGCGTGGGCAAACAGGCCAGGTGCCCACGATGACATAGCTGTTCCGTCTTTAGTATTGCGGAAAATGCAACTCCCTTTTGCTCGTAATGCAGCCATCAAATCAGCGTTATTAGTATAGTTAAACTCAAAACCTCCCCCGCCGATACCAAAGGCCCCTACCTCCATCACGTTTCCCTTGCCGGTACCGACATCGCGTGATGCCGCCGAACCCAGCATCACCGCCCAGTCATTCTGTGAGCGGTCAGGCTGCGCATTTTTGGTATTCTTTTTCGCCACGTAGAACTTGCCGCCAAACTGCACCACCGCGTCCTTCGGGTAGTCGAGCGTGTTTTGCCACTCAGGCAAGCCACGCTGTGACAGGTAGGTGAGCCACTCATCGGTTCGCTTTTGCAGGGCGTTGAACCATTCCATCGGCGGTTTGCCGGCAGTCTGGTCGATGGTAACTCCCCAGCCACGCAGGAGATTAGGAAACGTGGTTACTTCGCCGCTTTTTGCTTCGCTGGCAAAAATATTAAAATCAGGTTTATTAATGATTGTCATTGTAAATAATCCTCGTAAATTTACCGTCACCGAACCCAAATGCTTGCTGGTCACCCGCCCACCCGAAGGGATGTTCGCTCTCGATCACTATGAACTTGTATCGAACGCCTATCGGACGAATCAAAATATCTAAGCTGAGCAGCGCGTAACGCCGTAATGTAGTGAGTTGTTTTTCCGGAACGATGATATTCATCGTCATGTCATAATTATCGACTGCAAATGCCCCCTCCCCAAGCAACTGCTTGATTGAAGCGGTGATCCCCTCCATTGTCGGCCTCTGCGTGTTTTTCAGCACCTTGGCCTTAATCAGGAACCGGTAGTCGTCGTCCTTGAGACGAGAGGAATTCTTGAGCGATTCGCCGGCGCGATAAAATATGCCGGCGCCAAACCCAAGCGCCGCCTCGACACCCACCCAGCCGAAATATTCTTTCGGTACGAAGGTCTTTAGGGTTCTCGACAGCCCGACATGCCGCCCCACTAAATCGAGCGCATACCCGGTCGCGGTGTCGATGTTAAGCATCTCGCCAACCGCCTGCGCTGACTGCCAGGCGATTTTGCTTTCACCAAACAAAAGCCCGACGGTTTGCCGGGCTTTGGGTTTTCCTCTGTACTGCCATATCAGCAGGTCTTCCGGTTTGTCACTCAATCAGCACCTCCACATCACCCGGGCGAATGGTGGCGCATTCCCGCAAATCGACAGGCGCACTCTCCCCACCATTGACCGTGATCGACTTGATGAAAAACCCCGGTACGCTGTTGACCTGGCAAATCAGCCGGGTGGCATATACCGTTTCGCCGATCTCAAATGCGGTTGACGCCAGCGCGGTCTTTATCCCCTCGCTGTCGATATCCTGATATTCGCCCAGGCGGCCAATAACGAGCCTCACCTTCACCGGTTTCAGCGCGGCCCGGTCAAAGCGCGCTTCGCGTTTCGCGCCGGCAAAGTCTACGGTTATCCGATGGCGCCCCATCATGCCGCATCCGCCGATTTTCTTTTTCAGCAGCGTCAGCGCAATGTCTTCGTCCTTCCCGCCGATCACAATTGCATTGAAGGTGTGTCCGGGGACGCCCGTTTTCGGATCCGTGTCGTGATAATAGTTTTCCAGTACGGAGGCCTGCTGCACGTCAGGAAGCGCCAGCAGCGCAGCGCGTATGCCGTCCCTGTCGTCGTAGTTGTTGACCGAATGCGAACGCATGAAGCGCTTGAGCAGTTGGGCGTCGCTCTCTTCCTCCACGCCTTCCCTGGCGGCCTGCGTGGCCACCGCCTTGTCTACGCCGACAATGACCGTTTCCATTTTTAGCGAGGCGTTGGCCTGCAGGGGGAAGCTACCGAGGATCTCGCTACGAAGCCGTGTGCGGACTGAGCCAAGGGCGCCGAGCGTGACGGTTTCCTCCAAGACCCAGCGACCTCTCGCCTCATCCGAGAAAACGGTGCCCGCCGGGATTGCCGCTCCCGCGCGCCCTGTTATTACCACCTCAGGGAGTCGGCTGTACTCAGCACCGCGGCGCACAATGCCGGCATACAACGCGCGCTGCTCGAGCCATGTACCGGTTGCCTGGTAGGGATCGAGCATCTGAATGATGAACGTCAGCATCTGGTTGATATTGGCTAATTCCTGCGAGAACAGGCCAATCATCTGCCCATCGGGCGTGTCAGCGTCGACGTTAATGTCATCGCCGTAGATCTTCCTGAAGCCCTCGGTTAACCGCTGATGGATATCCGCCAGCTCGTCGATGACTATGCCGGCATCACTGATCTGGAGCATTCAGTCTCACCTCTCGCGTATTTGTGTAAGCGTCTGTGTAGGAGAGCGTCACCGTCAATTTGCGGCTGTCAGGGTTAAGCTGTAGCCCGAAGGCTGTAAGCTCGCTAACCCCCGCAGTGTTGAGCACAACAGCCTTTAACTCTGCCTCCAGACTGCGCAGATCGGGATTTTTTTTCAGGTAATCGAACCATCGGACACCGCTGTCGGGATCCAAAAACCAGTCGCGGTAAAGAGACAGCAGCCGGGTTATGACACACTGACGTATCCCTTCGCTTTCCCCGGCGTAGTCGGCTCTCCCCTTCCCGAACGTCCAGTCGTGGTTGTCGTCCAGTCGTCTTACTCTCATTTGTTCGGTTTCCCCGTGTTGCCGCCGCCCGTCTGCACGCCGCCGTGAGTGTGGTCTTCAACATCAACGCCGTTTGCTACGACCTTTCTGGCCTTGACCGTACCGTTGCTCTGGCTGTTGCCGGAAGTTTGATTGACGTCGCCGGCCTGCTCATGGTTGCCGGTTTGCTTGCTGTTGCCAACGTGCTCAATGTCGCCCTTGATGGAGATTTTTCCTTTCGACAGCCGGATAAAGGTATCGCCATCTACGGTTTGCATCGACGCGCCGTCGAGATACAGCTCCGGGATAGCGTGAGGTCGGCTTGAAAAGCCCGGCAGGAAAAAGCCGTCCGACAAATCATGCAGACGTGTGTCCATCGGCACTGCCCGCTCGCCGCTGGCAAACCAGCCGTCGATACAGCGCTCACTGAAGGCGACGAGACCTTCATCGCCAGGGCCGACCGGGACGGTGAACACAAACCCGCCGCCGCGCGGGAACTGCACAGGCACATCTACCAGCGGCGGCAAGTCGACAACGCCGCCGCTGACCAGCACCTGCTTGATCATCGGTTCGACTGTCACCGTATTATCGGCGGCATTAAGCGCGACCACCCGCCCCGGAAGCGCCGTGTGAATATCCACCCTTTCGGTGGCCGCCGCTGCCGTTACGACATCAAGAAGCGTTGGTGTTTTGTTGCCCATTTTTATTCTCTGCCTTTTGGAATTGCCCGCCGATGCAAAGCACAGTGGTGTACCAGTTGTCGCCCAGCAGATCGCCGGCGTGCGTCAGTTCCGTAATTTTGTAATCGCCATCAAAGCCAGGGAGGATAGACCTTATTCGCACCAGACCGCCGATGCGTAATGTCGGGTTGAGCAGGCACGTCACCTTGAGTCCGTCACTCGTTTTTTCAGGACTGCCGACCATTCCGGTCTCCTGCGACAGCACAAAACCCTCGTTATCGGCCAGCACCTTGTCACGCGGCAATACCGTCAAATGGCCGTCTTGTATCGACCAGTCAGCATCATGGTTCCGGGCGATTTTATGCAACACGTCCCGGGCGTTGCCGGTAAGCACCTTTCCACGTGGAAGCGTCCGGTCTTTCGGCAAGTCGATAACCCCCTGCTGCGTTCGCCGCATTGATTCTGCAGTTTTACTCAAAATTTCGGCATCGGTAGCCCCGGCTCGCAGAGTCGTGGAAACGCGCGCCTGCGTGTAGTCTTGCTGACCGTCACCACATTCCATTTCGGTAATGAAGTCCACATCGCTGCGCCTGGTTTGCACGGCGGTGATGTCACCGGTGTAAATGACGCGCAGGGCTTCATACCCCACCGCGAGGCTCACGCGATTGAATTGCCCCGAGGCAAGCGCGTTGCGGTGGGAGGCGTTCAGGTTATAGACCGAGATTGTGGCGGGGTTTGGCTCGCTGCTGAGTGTTTTGCTGATTTCGAATGTGACGCGCAGGGCGTCAACCGTAAGGCTTTCCTGCGCATTACCGAGTATCAGCCTGAGTTGCCTGCCGAACTGCTTCACGCCATACCTCCTTATCAATCATGAACAGCCTGAGGCGATCCCCCATCTCATCTTGCCGCAGACTGTTAATTCCCAATCCTGATCCATCGGCCAGCACCAGCACAAAGGGGACGCGGTGCGCGAACAGCGCCGGGGCATTGACAGCAAGCCCTGCGTTCAAGCATATAGGCGCGGCTGTCCGCAGGTTGAACAAGTCAAACTGCCAGATGCCACCGACGGGGTTGTAACGCAGCGTCAGCCGCAAGCTATACCCAAACAGATCGAAGGATTGCTCCTGGGTGTCGTCGCTCGTTACCGGAATTTCGTAAATCACGCTAACCCCCCAGCCAACCGGCTATAGATTTAATGGCTGATTTTTTGTCATTCCCCGCTGCAGACGCCTTGGGTTGCGTTTTTCCCAGCTGGGTTTTCTTCGCCGCGGATTTCTTCAGGTCAGGGTGCAACCCCTGCGCGGTCTGGCTTTCCACGATGAATATTTCCCGCAGCGTCAGCGTGAACTCGGCAGAACCGTCATAGAGCTGCATGATGCCGATGTTCACCAGCATCATGTTTCGGTATTGTCTCAGCCCGGTTTGGACATCCACGGGGGCGCCACTTTTTTGCAGGCCCAGCAGCGCGTTGTACGCTTTACCAACGCGATCCAGGGTACTCGATGCGTCCGCCGCAGATTTACCATAGTCAGGCAGAAACGGCGCCAACGCGCGGGGCGCCTCTTCTTTCGCCAACTGCACCAGTGAAAGCGCGCGGTTGGCCAGGCTTTCGGCCTGCGCCGTCACTGCTCGGATGCTCAAAGGAAGCGGCAATGCTTTCACCGCCGTCAAACGCCCGCCCAACAACCTGTTGGCAAAGTCCGGGGGGTCATACCCCACCATCACGCCGTTGATGGTTATCTCCTTGGGCTCCAGCACGGCGTGGTCAGCGACAGCTGCACCGGACTCGATCGGGTTTTCCGTGAGGCGCAGCGTGGAGTCGTGCCCTTCACTGGTCACCACATCAAAATGGAATGTGCCGACAGCCCGGTTCACCACGCTGGCGCGCTCTGCCAACATGCCGGCAGCCGGAAACGTATCGAGGATACTCATTGCGCGGTCACTCCTTTCAGTACTGACAGGGCGCGAGCCTTGTCCTTGTCCGCAACGTTGCCGAGCGCCCGTTCTACACCCCGCTGCGCGGCCTGCGCGTCAGGTGCCGCAATATGAATATCGGTTTTCATGTCGCCGCCCTGGTACGAGATTGACCGGTTTGCGTTGTGGGTGGTGTTGGCCGGTTGAGGGGCGCTGGTGCTGTCGGAAAGACCGACAAAATCGAGCGTCGAATTCCACGCCTTGGATGCGCCGCCCTTCACCGAATCCCAGGCCCCCGAGAGCCGTCCGACGGTGTCGTCGTAATAGCGCTTCACCTCGTCGAAGGCCGCTTTGAACGGCTTGACGATGGCATCGACGACGCCAGTGAAAGATTTACCAATGCCGGTGACGAATTTCTCCACATCGCCGTCAGCGATGCCGAAGATCGCTTTTACCAATTCCCAGCCCGCTTTGAACGGCGCGACCAGCAGGTCGAGCAGCAACCCGAAGATCGCCTCAAACTTTTCTACCCAGCTGGTGCTGTCGTCAGTAAAGACGGTGTAAATGCCCTTGATAAATTCCACTGCAGCCGTGAATGGCCAGGTGATGAAAGCGAAAAGCTTGTCAAAAATAAGCGACAAACGTTCGACGTAGCGATCGGCGTCTTTCTCACTATCACCAAACTGCCTCACGATATGCCTGAAGCCGCTGACGAAAAGGGCCTTAACCTTTTTCCATGTATCGGCGATGGCCTGATACCAGGCGCCAAAGACGCTTTCGCCGCCATTGAACCATTTGTAGAGGTCGTAGCCGATATAGAGCAGCGCTGCCACCGCGGCGATAACCAGCCCGATAGGGTTCATCAGCAGCGCGCGGCCAAAGAACATCACGGCCTGCGCCGCCAGGCGGAAGATGGTAATTAACCCGCGCAAGGGCGCAAACAGCAGACGTAGCGCCTTCATAAACAGCGTAGCTCCCCGCGTGCCCGTTCTGAACGCCTGTGTGGCGAACATCACCGTCAACAGCGAGCCAAGAAGTTTTATGCCGGCCTGCATTTCACCGGAGAGACTCTCCCACCACATTTTCACCCGCTTGATCCACGCGATGCAGCTCCCCCAAAACTCGCCGAACTGCGCGTCGCCGCCGTCAAGGTAGACCATCAGATCATCGAGCAGCAACAACAACCCGGCAATGGCCGCTATCACCCAGGTGACCGGGTTGGCAATGAATGCCGCTATCGTTGCCCGCTTCACCACGGCCAGCACGCCGACCAGTACCATCAACGCGTTTTTCCAGCCGAGGGTAGAGGACACCACGCGGTCTACAGCGCGCCAGGCGTTAACCAGAACTTGAACCACCTTCCCGCTGGCGGTGATTAACCTGGTAATGCCGTTGGTGATAAGGTCCTTGTTGGTCACCAACAGCCGGTTAAAACCGTTGGCGAGCCGCGTCATGGCCGGGGCGAGGTTTAACGCGATCTTGGTTCGCAGGGAGTCTATCGCCAGCTGGTTACGTTTCACCGCCGCGCTGTAGGCGTCCGCCTGCGCTAGCTCACGTTCACTGATGTGATAGAGCAGCCCTTTTTCCTTGGCAAGCTCGCGCGCGCCGCCGATAGCCCCCACCACAAAGCCCAATACCTTGGCCGTGGCCGCGCCGATCACGGTAGAAACACCCAGCGCCAGCAGCTTCAGACGATTGAGCGGCTTTTCAGCCGCCTGAGCCTGTTGCCCGGCCTGCTGAGCGCCGGCGATAGCGCTGTCGTTGACCTGATGTAGTGCGGCGTTGGCCTGATTGGCTTTTTCGGCGATGGTTTTGGCGGCGCTCCCGAGGGAGCCCACAAACGCCTTGAGTTTATCGGTATCAACATCGATACCGAATTTTGTCACCAGTTCATCGAGGATCACGATCGCCCTCCCGTTCGGCGCGGACTGTTTCCGCTATTGCCTCATGCATATCCATCACATCGGTTAGCGTGTACACCGTTCTTAGCTCATGCAGTGTGCACAAGCCTTTCATGATCGGTGTCCACGTCATCCAGTCGACGTGCGTTTCCGCCGTCAGGCCTTTTTCAGCAGGTCGGTGAGACTCATATTTTGCGCAAATCCGACCCCAGCGGGCAAAAAATCGGCAAAATGGAATTTCACCCCCTCAAACATCACCGGGAAGTAGTGTGACCGGTGGGCGTTGAAGTGGGCATTAAATTTGGCTGTGTCGCGAAGCAGCACCTGCGCGCCCGTTTCGTCGGTGACCGACAGGCTGTTGACCACAAACTCTTCAATGCTGCGCATCTCCGGCGAGCCCAGGTTCGCCAGAATGGCGCCAATGTCCACATCGATGTTGCCATCCTGCATCTTGAGGCTGTTTTTCAACAGACCCGTCAGCTTCAAGGCATGGTTTTTGGCAGCCAGAAAATTACTCTGCTGGAAGTCATAGGAGATATTGTCGATTTGCATCAGTTAAGCCCCTCGGCGTATTGGGTTGTTACCTTCTCGAAGGTGATTGTCCAGGTGGTGGCGTTGTGGCTGGTGCCGCGCGCCGTGGTCGGCCTGGTAGTGAAGTAACCCCGTGTCCCGACGGCTTCATCGCCGTTGATAGTATCCTTGAAGTACATCTCGATCGGGGTAAACGCCTTCAGGCTGTTCACTTGCAGGTTATATTGATTGCTCAGGAACGCATTATCCGGCGAATGTTGCAGCAGCTTCAGTGTCAAGGTGCCACTCTCGTTGCCGGTTGAGACGAACACGCCACGTCCGCCGGCCCCGATGGTGTAAGCCCCAATATCGCCCACCGGACCGATGCTCAATGAATCACCCGATTCGTCAAACGCGGTGATACTGTAGCCGCTTAGCGTCAGCACGCTCTGCTTATGGTCGTATTTCACGTTTATCCCCTTAGCGGTTGAACTGGATCAGCAGGTCGGCAGAATGGATCGCGCCGGCCAGTTTGATGGCGCACAAAATCGGCATGGCCTTTCGTGCTTCACGGTCAGCTATCGACTGCCAATCGTAGGTGTCCGAGTAGAAGTAGTAGCCGGCATCCAGCCGGTCACCGTAAGTCAGGTTCCCTACGTCGTTGCCTCGCCAGACACCGCCGGCCAGGAAACCGTTTCGCACAAACTCTTCGCCGATA